AGCTTTTCCTGTCTTCCACAAAGAAAAACGAGAAGCAAGATTTTCAGAAAGCTGAAGATAATTTGTAGCATCACTTTCAACAAATAAAGAAGAAGATGCTGTAATTGTTATCCCAGTTCCAGTCAACGCACTAGCGGTTATAGTCAAGCTAGTTAAATCATTTGTTGTTTCAAAAGCTGGAGGAATAAAATCTATAGCAGAGAAAGCCCACTCTGTATCACTTGTTCTTGATAGTTTTGATGGGGGGTGGTCAGGATGAACAATATAAAGGATATCAGCAGATTGAGTAAACTTCAATTCAGAAAGCTCAGCTTCCAAATATGGGATTACAACCTGAAGAGGTACAGTAGAAGCAGCCTCCTCTGGTGAAGCTTCAATTATCCCACCATTCTTATAAATCCTTATTGTTAAGTCTGTAAATTCAAGAAGATATGCCTGGGTTACAGAGAACTCAAATTTAACCAATCTTGAACTGCCAGCTTTGACTTGTCCTATAAAACGTGATCCACCTCTGCGCTCTAATCCGCCTTGTGGTAATATAGTGAAGTTCTCAATTGTCCTAGCAGCATTTGAATATGTTTCAAGGTCAGACCGACCAAACATGCGGGGAGACCATTCCCCAGCAACAAAGCTTGTCTTAATTGGATATTGAGTGCTCATTATATTCTAGAGTTTATCCAAGTTGATGTTATAAAATTATCAGGAGTACCTTCCTGAGAATCAACGTTCTTTGCTTGTGAAATTTTGTCATTATATGATAACATCATTCTATCATATAAGACTTCATCATCTGTCAAAAACACTGATGCTTCAGCAGCAATTTTTGCAGATAACGCCTGTTTAAATAATGAATCAAAAAGCTCTACAGCAACTACATCATAGATGTATTTAATGCTTATTGACGCTTCATTTGTAAGGAGTTTATCACCTTCAATTTTGTATTTGAAATCACTATATTCTTCATATGAATGTCCAATTATTTTTACAAAGTCACTTGGTAACTGGTAATAATAACTATATTCATAATCAGGAGTTGCAGTTAATTGAGCAAGCTCTACTCTCTTTGTAGCGAAGTTCCAATTATGAGCTCGTAATACAACCTTCCTTTCGTCATTGTAAATTAAATTACAAATTCTTCCAGAACGAGTATTCTCATCAAGGCTAAGAATTGCATCTTGGCCAATTTTGGATAAAGCAATGTTACAAATTTGAGTAGAACTTGACACAATATCACCTAATCGTGGATTTCTAGGTACCAGAAAAGTACATGTCAACAACAAGTCGACCAGCACCAGGCAGGGCAGCAGCAGCAATTGTGATGATAACATCTTCATCAGCAGTCTCTTCTTCAACTGATGCATTCACACCAAATAAAGTTGGGACAGTAACTGTGTGAACTGCAGCAGCACGATATTTGCCAGTAGCACCAGCCACACCAATTGCAATAGTTGCAGTTGCACCAAGAGTTGCACTGGCATGAATCATTCCATAAAGGAATGCCTCACCAGCACGCTTTTTGGCAATCAAGATTGTATCACCAGAAGCCTGAGCAGCAAGTGTAATGGTTGCACGCTTTACACGTACATTACCATCAACTACAGCACCAGAAGGCAGTGAAGGTGGGACTGATACAACACCAGCCATTTCAGTAGAGTTAGTTTGCGCCATTAGATTATCTCCTATTCAACACAAGCAATTTCAACAACTTTAACTTCTTCCATTCGGGTTGCCCCGATTGTCATGGAGTTAAAGACCTGGGTGGCATAGTTCTTGTCAGGACGCTCAGTAATCTTGGTTGACATGTCTTTGCCAGTAGCAAGAACAATGCCATCCTGTACCCAGCAAATAACCTGACGATCACCAGAACCATCTGTACTAAGACGTTCAGTACGCTCAAAATTAAATCCCAAAAAGGAATTAATTTGTCCAGCAGCCAGAGCTTTGACAGTATTATAGTCAGAGCTTTTCACTTCTGTGGTATTCAACAGATCAGTGACTTGCTTTGCAGACAGAGCAATGATGCGTGGGATATCAGGATCAACGTCATTACCATCAATGATTTCTTTAGCAGAAAGCAGTTTGGCAACAGTAAGACCAGCAGCACCAGCAGCAACCTTTTGACCAGCAGGAAGAACAACAGTTGTTGTTCCTTCAGAGCCAGTATAGGCAGTACCAATTGCAGCTTCAAGGATTGCATCATCTTTAGCACGACCCATTGCCCAAGCAGCTGACATAGCATAGCTTGAAGTTGGATCGATCAGCAGACGAACCTTGTCTTCATCATCGATGAGATCAGCCCAGTCATAATCGGTTAAAGAAACACGTCTACGGGCATGAGGTGTATCCATGCGAGGGGTATCGGAATGACGCGATGTACGTTTACGTGCAGAAACAGAACCAATCTGCTCAAAGAAAGCATTCATGCCAGTTACAGATTCATTACGAACCAGACCAGCAAAACGTGAGCCTTTCTGTTGAGACAGCATTTGAACGTTAGCACCATACTGCTCTACAAAAGCAGTTGTGATTTGAACACTCATTTGTGTACCTCAATAGTTAATAAAAAGTTTGTCGAGTTATCTTCAACAGAAGGCTCGTAATACAGGTTAGAAGTTTTGTAGGCCATAAGGTTATCTACGCAGCTGCCGAATGCAAGCGATTAAATAATGCTTGCACTTTCTTGACACTTGCATTGTGTGAAGGATCAGCTTTACTTTGGTATGCTGTACTTCCCATAATAGTATCAATCTCTTCACGAATTTGGTCAGGTGTTCCACCTCCGGTCTGCCCGTTTCCTTCCAGATTATCTTCAGATATAGTCTGACCAACTTTGCTCAAGAACTTTAACATTGCAGGATTATTATCAAGTCCTGCACTGTTCATGAATTCAACAAAATCATCACCGCCGTATTCAGTAGCACTTCGTTTTGCGATTTCTAAATTTGAATTGTAACGTTCACCCCACTCACTCCGCAGAGCGTTTTCTGCATCTACCTGTGCTATCTCCGCTGAGCTCTTGTCAGAATCCATGATTCCTTTAGCCATAGAGTTATACCAGCCAAACATTTCAGACACTTGTTTCTGGCTAAGGCCAGAAGAATGAGCTGTATTTTTAAAGCCAGCAATAAAGTCACCATCAAGGTCAATGCCATCCATCTTTTCTAATGCATATGCATCAGATGATTCAGGACGACCTAATGCATTATAAGCAGTATTCCAATCTTCATCAGATTGTGGGATAGCAATCTTATCACGGCCAATCATCTTTTCTGCATTTATATAAGACTTTGCCAATGCATCAAGGTTTGTAAATTTTGAAAGAGAATCACTACCACGCAAATCCTCTGATACAAAATCTTTCCAGTTATCAGAATTTAAAGAAACAGCACCAGTATCAACAGGAGCACCACTATCAGCAGCTCCACCAGTTCCCGTTCCATCACTATCAGCCTCTTCACGATATACATTTTTTAATATAAACATTTCACACCTATCTAATTATCAATTAATATTAATTCAAATGCAGCACTTACTGAAACAGTACCAGTACTTTGACCCCTTACTTCTATATCTGTTTTTTCTGGAAGCAAACCACCAGCAGCAAACTTATATACATATGAATTCTCATATAGCATAGCAGTATGACCTACTCTAAAAACACCACCAGGAGTTCTTATGAGATAATATATTTGTACATCTTTTCCTTTGCCAACACTAGCTACGCCAGATTCAAGATATCCAGATTTACCAGCAGGTACTGTATATACTGCCTGTAAGGTCTGGTTATTAACATCAATTATCTGAGCCAACAAGTTTCCACTTGTTGTTTGAGTAATTGAAATAATGCCAACTGTAGAATTATTTGATCCAGCAACAACAGTATAAGCTCTAAAAACTCTAGACCATGTCTTTGTTGTTATAACAGGTGTAACACCATTAAGAATAACAAGTTCATCTTGCTGAATATAATCAGCATCAAGACCTGATACCATAATTGATCTAGCACCTATACCAGCAGAGGTATCACTTGCACTTGATGATACTACACTAACAGTCTCAATTGTTGTAGGCCAAGGGTACAATCCACCAGCATCCCAAATTGTCTCTTTTGTTGTCCCAACATCAGAATTGTACCCAAACTTTGAAATGCCACTAGCATAAGGGATTGCACCAAGGGCTAAAGCAACACCACCAATTTGTCCAGTAAGAACAAATTCTGCATTTCCTGATCTTGTTATAGCTGGTGATACAGGTCTTGTCACTCTATGACCTCTTGTATATCAGTTACACCTTTTGACTGAAGGATATACATGGCAACATCCCTACGTCCAGCTTTAAATACAATTATGTTTGTATCACTGATTACATCAGGGGCTTCAAGAACATGACAGAAAGAAAGCAAATCAGCCAGAACTCTCTTACCAGCATCTGAGTTAAATACTGCATTATAGTCAGCCTTATGTTGGTTAAATTCCGCCACTGATCTCTCCTGCTCTCGCTAAGTTGAGGCCAGCTTCAGAACCAGTCTTCATTGTATCAACAGATTGTTGAGTAGATAATGCTTCATTCTGATCTTTTATATTCTGTTGATGCTCTTTAATAGGCTTAAGGAATGATGGGCGAATGCCATGTAAGTCAACCATAGCCTCTAGCATTTCATCAGTATCAAAACGCTGAAGGATAGATGGGTCTTGACTAATAAACAAATTAAGAGACTCAAGCAAACGGGCAAGACCACTAGACTCTAATTGACGTTGAGCCTTTGCTATTGCAGAGGTATATGCTATTTCAATATCCGCGCCTTCTTGCCTCAGAATAGCAGGGAGGTCTGGAAACTTCCGCTGTTTGAGTAAGATATTAAAGGTGCGGTTAATTATTGTGTTAAGAGCCTCTGCTTGCATACGTCCAAGAATTGGGCCCATCATACGCATCATGTCTTCAGTTCTCTGGATAACTTCTGTTGCAGTCATCTCAGGTCTGCGACCTAATTGCATCTGATCATTAAAGAAGATGATGCGGATTCTCTCACGTATCTCTTCCATGAATTCCATGCCTATCATAGCATTGGCACCATTATATAATGGCTCAGCACGATGCTTAGAAGTTGGATCAAAGAAGTTGATGCCACCAGGAACTGTACGGATTGGTTTGATGAAGGTATCATTTGGAACTTGCATTGGAGGATCAACAGCCTTCTCTGCAGCAACAAGAGTTGTCTTCATCATCTGGTTAAGCATCTTGGAATCTGGCAATGCTGTAGTCCCTGGACCACGAGCATATACTTCACCAGAAGCCTTGTAATAACGGGGAACAGCATATGGGAATTCTTCAAAGCCACCATCACGTAGAAGGTGCTTCTGAGATTTCTCAACATAGATTGAGATAAACTTGAGTTGATTCTTTGACTTATGCTTACTTATGATCCTTGGCTCTACAGCATGGATCACATCTTCAAGATCATCAAACTTACCAGCAGCATATTTCTTGCTTACCTTGTCAGATACATTGTCAATACCAAACTTAAGGACAATCTTGGATACTGACATACTAATAAGGCGGTATAAAGTATCAACAATACCATCCTCATTCTCTGTAATATGTGCAGTTGATAATGGAATTGATTTATATAGAACCCCATCCTTATCAGAATTTTCAGAGATATACAAAACTCCATTACCAAATGCACAATATTCTAAATAAAGCTCGTTCATATGAGAAGTAAAAGCAGTCTTTGCATTCTGCATTTCTTCATATTGAATCCGCTGTGCTTCTGATAACCAAATAGATGCTTCTCTATCATTATTCAGACGCTTGTCTTTATACTTGAGTTCAAACCATTGAGTGGCAGGATTAGTCATACGGCCATGTAGACCAGCAGCTAACATCTCATTTGCATGTATTGGAGTAGAGTCAAAAACCTTTGTCATACGCTTGATGCCAGGAGAATCCTGACCTTCAAAGCTAGAATGGTTTGGGAACATGTAATCAGCAATCTCTTGCCAATGTGCATTCCAGGTGCCTCTGTTCCCTTCCATTGAAGAGAACCGATCCAATATATGCTTTACAATGCTCATCTTCCTAGCAATACCTTACGAGTTGTGCTGGCACCATTCTGTACTCCTGCTCCGCCTGTTAGGATAGTTGACGCACGACCTTCTTGACCACGAAGTTTCTTGCGAGCAACCTCAGAAGCAGACGCCTCTCTACGAGCATCCCCTTCTTCATCTGGCTGAACAGCCTTTGGTGGAGCTATTCCTAATAATTTTGCAAATGATTTACCCATAATAGTCTCAGTTCAAATGTTTGTGAAAGTTGCTGCCAGAAGCAACAAACCCAAGGGCAACATAAAGGCGATCAACTTTATCAGCAGATATATCAGCAGAAACACCAGTTGCTATAAGATCAACACCTTGAGCAATAGTCCAAGCTTCAAACTGTCTGATCATCTTAACGCCTATTTTGCCATCCCTATAATCAGGTCTTACATAAAGCACAATCTCATTAGAGCAACGCTTTGTAACAAATGGCAGATTTGCAATATGGCCAAGCATGATACCAATAATATTGCTACCATCACAAGCAACTGTAGAGAATTGATCATTCTCAATAATATGGTTGCAGATGGTCATAACAAAATTAGGATCAGGATCATATTCAGCATAAGCTGGAGACTCGGCATGCATAACAAGCAACAAGCGGATAATCTGTCCAATGTCATCCTTTTCAATACTACGATAGAGGATCATAATCATGCCCCTCTGCCATAGTCTGAACAACACCATTGTGATTCATTCTTATAAGATCACGACCATGGCCAAGACCTACACAAAGATATTGCAATGCATCAGCTACATGGGAATACATATTCTTATCAGCTTTCTCAGAGAATCTTTCTCCGCCTGATACGTTCATCCGCTTGTACTTGTATCCGCCTGCGAGAGCTTTGCGGAGCATTCTAGCCTTTGGAGATATAACCAGCTGAGGTCTACCCATCATGGTTAGAGTTGTAAAAAGCTTGGCAACAGACTCGCGTCTCAGAATAAAATCATTTGTCGGTGCTGGTGACAAAGGAACTCCTGCTTTACGCATCACCAAGAAAGGTGTGGTCTCATCAGTTTGAGCGCGTTGGTCACCTGCAGGGTCACCCCATCCATCAATTGGTAGGGCATCATAATTTGAATTTACTAGCATTTGGATACGTTTGCCAAATCTAACAGCACCCATATCTTCAGTAACAACTTCATCAAGTATTTGGACTTGGCCATCCATATCACTTACCTGTGCAATAACAGCAGCAGGAGTAAGGCCAAAGTCTACACCTATCATGATTGTAGTTGTAGACTCATGTAGACCAAGATCATGCACGCAATGTAAATGGTCATTATACTCAGGAAAAATAACTTTGCCATCTTGCACAAAACCGTATTTTCCATGCACATATACATTGATCCATTCCTGATCTTTGCCCGATGATAGTCTCTCATAATACTTGTCAGGGAGATTTTCTTTATTTTCCGCATTTGGGCCTACTCCGCTTGGTTGTCTGAAACAAGACCACTCTTCAGGTTGTTGCTCTTCAAAGACTCTGTACCACCAGTGATCTTCGTCTGGTGGGTTTGTGTCTGCGATAACCCCATACCAACTTGCACCACCCAAACGCTTGCTGGGATAACGACCAACACGACCGATGAGCATATCCAAGATAGGCTTAGGGAGTTCACGAGCTTCATTGATCCAACCTCCAGTAAGTTCAAGAGATAGGAGTTTCTTAACATCATCAGGTCTGTCAAGAGCACGAAACAGAACTTCAAGATGAACTAGCGTTCCATCCTGTTGCTCAAAGACCCATGTGAATTTCATATCTTGTGCACGCCATAGCCCAAGATTCTTTGGAAACCAATCAAACCAAGTTTGCATGGTTGTATCAACAAGTTCACGATAAGTGTTTCTGATGATAGCCCAACGGGACTTGCGCATCATCTTACCCTTGTACTGACCATCAGTCTGTTCAAAGGCATCTTGTTGGCAGGCTTTACGGAATACTTCCCAACAGCAAGCAACTGACTTTCCGCTTCCTATTGGGCCAATAATACCACGAACGAAATCATTAGCAATATGAAATCGCTTTAATGTAGGGGACGCATTGTAGACAGTGTCCATCAGTCACCAAGGTTCACAGTGAAAGTTCCACCGCCCTTGCCTGATTCATACTGCTCATCAATAGGCCATTCTTCAGCAAACCGTTTGAGGTAGTCA